ATCCTTTCCTTTCAAAATATTGTTGACGGTGGAGCTGGAAACGCCAAGGCGAGAGGCTATTTGTTCTTGCGTAAACCCATTTGAAGCCATAAGTTTCGCCATGTTTTTCTGAGAAGAAGTTGTTCCGCCAGTGTTTCGAGGCATCGACAGACTTTTAACTCGATCTGGATCAGCATACTTCAAAATTGAAGTGAGGGTAGTGTGCCCCACCGCTCCTCTCTGTATGGCTTCCCACTCTTTGTCTGTAATATCAATCTTGACTCGTTTTGCACCGGTTTCTTCTCTTGCTTTCGTCAAATACTGTTGACGAAGTTTTTTCATTCGGCTTTTATCTTCGGCTAAGGAGGGGTCCTGCTCCTTGCGTGCCTTGACCCTTTGGTTGGCCATCAACTGGGCCCACCTCTCCACGTCCTGGTTCTCCTGAGCCTTAGCCAGCTTACGCTTCAAAGATGTTGCTTCCTCTTTATAAACTGCGGCTGCAGAGGGATCCCTCTTCGTCTCTTTGGTATTGAGGGCCTGGATTCTAGCCTTACTGGTGTATCCCTTCAAAGCATTGGCGTACTCAGCGTATGCAATCTCGATCGCATTGTTATTATCATGGACAAGATCGTAGGCATTATCCACGGTAAGCATCTGCTTTGTCTTCTGCATACGTTGCTTGCCATTCTTAGTCGGGCGATCATCAATGCGGTACTCGATCTTTCCGGTCTGCGGATTGATATGCCCCTGGCCCACAGTCTTCGGCTCGGAAGCTTCCGCTCCGGCTCTGGAAACCACGGTCGCAGCTGGGGTAGTCATTCGTCCGGTCTCCGGATTGATTTTGCCCTGCCACTTCCTTTTCAGTTCGGGGATATCATTTTCGATTTCGCTTCGTTTATAATCCAGCTTGTGTTTCGCAGCATCGATAACAACCATGCTATGCTTAACAGCTTTCTCAAGATCTTCACGAGGCGCGCCCAGAAGCGTCATGTCCGTAATCAGATTTGTGATCTGACCCATTTCTTTCTGGGTATTATCAATGGTCTTCTTCTTGCCTGTCTTGGGATCTACGACTTCTCGCCGCATCAATCGAACGCTATTGATATCCTTATCGCTGGTTCCGTACTCGACATGGGGGTCAAATCCAATCAAACCCTCGAGAGGGCGGCTGTTACGGATTTGAACCTTGCCAGATATCGGGATAACCTGCACGGTATCGCCGTCATAATCCGCACCGGACAGTCTGGCGGCAACAGTCGGATTGATACCCACAGCATCCAGAGGCGTAGAGCCCATTATCCGTCGACCCTCGGCGCTCTTGTTATTGACCGTCAGAATCGGGATTTCAAAAGTGCCGCCGTGTGGATATCTGATAAGCGCTACCTGAGAACCTTCTTCATAGTTCGGGGCATAAACTTCAGTATCCTTCATGGTGGGCACAGGCAATATCACTTGATATTTCTGACCTGGGAATGCGGCAGCCTTCAGGGTCGTAGAGGCGGTCTCGCAGCTGTCAGCGAACTTCAAAAGCTGATCTCTCCGGACAGTCGGATTGGTGATGGACATGATTTCTTGATATTCAAGTTCCCGCTCATCCAGCGTATACTTCAACTGGCTTTCGACCAATTTCTGTGGCTGCTTGGACAACATTTGAGAAGGGACTTTATCCGCCCATTCGCCCCAGTCGCCCTCCATTCGTGTCTTGTTTATCAAGTTCATGGACTGCCTTGCTCCGGTCACAGGGTCGACATACTTTCCGTTCGGATCGTCATAGTACGTCTGTCCACCCTCTTCACGGATCAAAGCGCCGAAGGGGTTGTCTTTATCAATGTTTCCTTGATCATCAAGCTTGACCGGCTTCAGGATCTCTCTGTCGGTCTTGCTCTGGGGCTTCGAGGTGTTAAACACAATATCCACACCATCCGGCATGTCGGCTCCATCTCTGTAAACGGCCATTCCCTTGATATAACGGTCACCATCTACAAGAATACGAACCTGCGCATAGTTGGACTCTCCGAGATCAAGATCCTGGCAGCCTCGACGAATCTCTACAAGGCCGTCTCTGTCCGCGCCTTTGATTCCGGGATCCAATCCGTCTTCATCGGCATGGATGATCTTAAGACGAGAGATATCCATACTTTCAGGAAAAGAAAAAGAAGGGCGAATCTTCGTCCCCTCTTCCTGCAGCGTCATGTTCAATTCGTTGAGCGAATGGATATCCTCCAGATGATTTCGAATGAACTGATCGGGAAGCTGCCCCTCGCCAACAACCTTCATGATAATCTTGTTGTTGCTGGTCGGATCAGTAACTCGATCCATCATTCCGATCTTGTATGAATATCCCTCATTCTCCATAAGAGCCAAGGCCTGGTCCAGACGCTCGTTGGATATCCCGAGCTTTCTTGCAATACCTTCACCAACATCCACAGCGCCACCAAGCTCTCGAATGGCGGTCTCCAAATAATCAGCAACGACTCTCGCAGATCCTTTATCAGGCTCCTGCTCCTTCTTGTACCAATCCAGCTTGGACCGGACAGAAGATTCGTTCATGCCAAGCTTCCTGCCGATTTCCATATAGGACATTCCGTCTTTGGCCATATCGGATATCCGCTTGCATTCTTCAAGTTTGCTTTCTCTTACGGCGATTGCTCTGTAGCTTCTGAACTCCTGCGTACCGAGATTGAAATGCTGTGCAATATCTTTTTGCGTCCAACCTTCTTTTTCAAGCTCCCGAACACGATGGATCCATCCGCCGGCGGTGCTGTACCAATCTGCATGCTGGTACGGATTATCTCCGGATCCCCAGGGATATCTTCCGGAGCGACGAGGCATTCCGTAATGCATAAGAATCTCGTCAGCGATGCTCATAGGTAATGCCTCCTCACTGCAAGTTTATCAATTTATTGTCCAACATCTTAATGTGATCCATCACGGCAATGACGTCCGCGGGATCAGGCGTACAGAGCTGAATCTCTCCTCTCTGATAGATTCGAAGCTCCGACTGAATATCTTCCGGTCTGATTCGAAGCAACGGGCAATACTCCAATCTGAACAGCGCGTCATAGATTACAAGCTGATCAATCTTTGCCGGAGTTACTCCGTTCTTCAAGTCGTTAATCCGAAGCAGCCGCTGATGCTCATTGAACGAAGCAGTGTCGGCAGTTCCGAAGAATCTGTCCGAATAGAACAGAGTCACTTCAGGAGTCATACGATATCCAATCCCATCGTTGACATACTGCATGATGTTTTCAAATATGTCATCGATAGGGAGGAGGTCGACAACGGCTGCCGGAATACCGCCCTTCAATAAAGCGAACGGAATCTGCTTCTTGTCGAATCTTGTCATCTTGACATTGTAGCGAATATAGTCCTCTGCGAGCGAATGAAGGATCGTTCCCTCGTTCGTTGCGAAGCTGCTGCAATATCTTTTAACAGCTTCTTCTGGCGTGTCGTCAATCCAGTAATAGGAACTGGGGCTGAAGATCGCATGTTTGCCTCTAAGATTCGAATGATCGTTGAAGTTCATCTAATACCTCCTTCTTGTTTTCCGGGAATATAAATCTGGAGAACGACATCCTGTTTGCCTTCTCCACATAATACTCCTGGTTTGGCTGTTTCGATTCATTCGCGGATCGCTTGCATTCGAGAAGAGCCCACTTGTTGTTATACAATATCAACAAGTCGGGAAAGCCTTGAATGTAACTCTCCACTTTTGTCACGATGCATCCTGGGAACATCGCCTCCAATTCTTTGATCAGTGCTTTTTGAAATTCTCGCTCAGTTTTCATACCGTCCTCCAAGACAAAAGAAAAAGAGAAAGGAACTTAAAAACAAATTCCTTTTCTCCTACTATAGGCGATGTAATTTTCGCGAATTGACAAAGCCTTCTCATGCAAGAAAAATGCCGTTTTGACCACTTTTGGCCAAATGTCCACTTTTTTCGCCATTTTTCTACTTTTATATAAAAATTAATTTTTATTATCAACTCCACTTTTTTTAAAAAAAGTGGCCATAAAATGGACAAAATAGAAGAAAAATATCCCAAAAAGGTGAAAAAATGCCCCAAAATCACCCTAAAAAGGCCATTTTTTGCAAAAAGTATCTTAAAAAGAGGAATTTGCTCTGGCCACTTTTGGCCAAAAAAGGGCCAAAAAGTGGTCAAAAAAGTGGTCACGTGGCCAGATATTTGGCCAAAAACCGCATTTTTCACAAAATTCGTCAACCCCAATATCCTCAAAAATGCTCAAAAAAGTGGCCATGACCACTTTTTAAACAAAAGTGGCCAAAAAAGTGGCCATAAAATTTTCAAAAAAAATATAGGGCATGGAGGCCCGCCAAACAGCCTTTTACAGCTGCCTGACGAGCCTCCAAAACATCAATCGGCCTCCCAGCGAATGACTGGGCGCATCCGTTTTTTATTGTATTCGATCGGTTCCAGCACCGTACCAA